CACCGAAATGCACCATATCAACAGGAACCTCATCGGCAACGGAATTTGAATGTGTCCATGTTGTTATTCTCGGAACAGTATCAAATGTCCACTCTCTAACGCCCTGTGCTGTCCATTTCGCATCACACTCAATTCTATAAGTACCGGGGGCTGTGAACAGTCCTTTTATAAGGCAATCCCATGTATGCCAATTTCCGCTTCCATAGCAATAGTTACCGCTTGCCTTGATATGATACCCGCCGACTTGGTTATCCCATTCAAAATCTGTTATTTTGAAACTGTTTTCTGGCGGCTCCTCGCTATTGTAATTTGTGACAAATTCACCTGTGTTTTCAACCGTGATTTTCGGAGTTTTTGTCACATGCGTGGCATACTTTATATATATATCATTATCTTTGCCACCCTCCGGATCATCAGTGCCGCTTGTGATCTCCTTTGAGTTGATGGCATTGGTGTTGGCGGTGTTGGCCTGTTTGCTGGCCTTGCTTTTTACTTTTGCCAAAGCTGGATTCTCACCGAATCCCTCCAGCGTACAAACCCCATGCAGATTGAATGTGTACCCCATCACACAACCAAAACAGTCATTTGAACTGTTGAAACGGCCACCACTGATCTGAATGATGTCTCCGAGATCATAATGCCAGCCGCACTGAATATCCATTGAAAATGGTGTATAAGACAGTGCCAGAGCGTTTTTGAGCACTTTTCGGCGGTGCGTACTCATTGCAGATCGCTTTCCTCCATACATAAGGAAAGGATTCGGGCCAAGCTCAATTGATGATGCCTTGGCATAACTTGCGCTGTCATATGCCTTTTCCAACCAATTGAGCCTTTTTTCAAGGCTTTTCTTCTTGCTGGTAAGCACTTTCTTTTGCGCCTTGTATTCTTGCTCAGTAATCTGGCCTTGCTGGTATTCCAACTCAAGTTCAATCAGATCACTTTCTACTTGCGATAGCTCAGAGGTGACTTCATTGATCTCTTCCTCCAGAGCGGCTGCATCATATCCATAATAAACCTCATTGTTAGTGTCAAGGTCTGTTACATATATCCCGGTGAAATGTGTCACATAATCAGCCAGTGTCATTCCCTCCAGGCGATCACTGACACCAATCACATCATCCGGGCTGTTGGTTTTGGGGAATTTCTTGAAAATGACATCTCCGGACCTGGTGCAAGTACAGAAGCTGCACATGGTTTGACCGATCCAATACATCAGATCCCTATATGTCAATATGTCATTGGCAAATTCTTTTCCGTCAGATGTCTTGCCATAGATTTGAATGTTGGCCGTGGTGCTGGTTGCATTCGGCAAAAGGTCAAACTCTGCCTTGGTCATTCCAAGTGGCACACCCACTTGTGAACATGAATAATGAGCGAAAGCATATAAATTGTCCGTTTTCATGGCCAAAAGTGCTGCCATGTTGTCTTCCTGGATCTCAGCATCAAACTTGGACATGTTGTCATATGCTGTTACCTTGACACCAAATTCTGTGTGGTCCGCCTCCGCAACGGTAAACACTCCAAGCGGAATCTCTTCTTCATTGTTGTTTCCAAGGTCAATGTTAAATGATGCTGTGATCTGCTTGCCAACCCACTCACCAAACGCTATATCATTGTCAAGCCCAACAAATTCACAGGTCAGTTCTCCAATGAAACAGGAACCGAAAACGATTTCATTTGTGTTGGTGCATTGGTTCGTGATCTGGAAAGAACCCTCCACGATATTCTCATCATAAAAAGGAAAAGAGCCCACTCTTCCTGTTATCCAGTGTCGTTGAGTGGGCTGATTTTTAATTACAAGCTCATAGGTGCTTGATACATCATACATATTAGTACTCCTCCAAATCGAACGAAATGTTCCAAAGTCCATCAGATCCGGTCCATCTATTGGAGTATCTGACCAAATCTGCTTTCAGATTGCGGCATCTGCATGTGTGTTCTGTTCCATCATTGAATGTCACACTTTCAAGCGCTGCATAACCTTCCGCTGTTGCTTTGAAGGTCGAATCAGCGCCTTCCCAGGAAAGAGAAAACTTCGCTTTTCCGCTTCTGACAAGAATTGACCTATCATAACCATCTTCTGTTGTCATGACCTTTTCAATCGTTCCATATGAACAACTAAAACTTGCCGGCTCCGGGAGAGCTGTGCTGTTTATCGTCAATGCAAATGCCATTATCAGCGACCTCCATTTCTATAGTTGTTGATTTGGTCTGCTTTAACCACCGCCGTGCATAGTCTGTCCTTTCCTACTTGAACAGGGATTGTGATGTTTCCAAAGCCAGCTGGAGCCACTGCTGCCGAATAACTGCTTCCATTTTGCAGTGCGTTCATCATCGGCATTGCACTTCTCACATCACCAGCCAGCATTCCAACAGCATTCTGCAAGGTGCTGGCGCTCTGATAGATTCCCTGGGCAAACAAATCAACCATGTCCGGTGCAAATGTGTGAAAGTCCGAAAGCGGTCCTTCTTCTGGTTCTGAAAAACCAAGGTATGATTTGACAATGCCAGCCGCATTTGAAACAGAGCTCTTCAAATCTCCAAGTTTTGATTTGATTCCGCCGATAAAGCTTGCAATCAGATCCTTGCCCCACTGTGCGGCCTGTTGAATCTTCTCAGAGATTGCTCCTTTGATGTTATCAATAATCTGTGCACCTGTTTCTTTCAGAGCGCTATACAGATTTTTGATGCCATTGATGAAACTTGTGATGATCTTCGGCGCTTCAGCAATGAGTTGCGGAACCATCTGTGCCACACCTTTGATCAGTGCCGCTATGATCTGCACTCCAGCTTGCAACAATTGCGGAATGGCCACAACCAACGCATTGAACAGTGCTGTGATGATCTCAGGCATCTTTTCAACAAGCTGTGGAATGGCTTCTGATAAGCCCTCAATCAATGCAACGATGATCTCAACACCTGTTTGAATAATCGGCCCGATGTTCTCCGTGAATGCATTGATAAGATTGGTGATGATAACCGGGATGGCCGCTGCCAGCTCCGGAAGTGCCTCAATCAGACCTTCTGCCAATGATTTGATCAAAAACAGGGCCGTTTCAACAAATCTTGTGATGTTTCCAGGATCCGTCATAGTCTCCACAAGCGTTGTTATGATACCAACAGCCGCATCTATCAATACATATGCATATTCCCCAATCCACATGGCAATGGAATCCACTATCTCAAATACTGCATCAATAACAGACTGTATAGCGGCTGGATCCCGCATTCCTTCCGCAAGGTCAAGGATCAGATCAAATCCATCTTGCATCATTTGACTGATCAGATCCGGGAGATTCTGAACGATCATGCCACCAAGGTCTTTTGCAACCTTGATCACAGATGCAGTCAGTGCCGGGAGATTCTGAATCAGCCCTTCTCCGAGTGCTGCCACAATCTTTCCCGCCACTTCAAGCGCTTTTGGCGCTAATTCCGTCAATTTGTCAACAAATCCTGTGATGCCTGTTTCCAGCGTTTCAAGGCCTGTCTCGCTGTCACCTGTGAAAATGCTTGTCATCCCATCCATCACTGTTGTGATTGAAGGCAAGAACTCTGACATCATGTTTCGTTTCAAACTGTCAAAACCTGTGGTCATGTCCTGGAGCGTGTCTTGGAATTTGGCCGCCGATTTGACAGCATCATCCGACATAACACCTCCAAGCTCATGGACCCTCTGCCGCATGGCTTCTGTTTCCTGTGCAGAAGTGTTCAGCAAAGCGCCAAGTTCTGTTGCACCACGGCCCAATAACTGGCTTGTGATATATGTCCGCTCTGTTCCCTCTTCCATTCCTTGGAGCCCTGTGATGACCTTTGCAAACAAATCTTCCTGGGAGAGTGATGCCACCTCCTCCTCAGATATTCCGAGTTTTTCAAACGCATCAGATCCTTTTTCCGCTTGTGTTGCAAGGGTTTTCATTGAAGGCTTCAATGCTTCAATGCTTGTGCCACTGTGTTGCATGATGGCATCCCATTCCTGGTAGGCCGTGGCTGAAATGCCCATCTTCTGACTCATCTTGTCTATGTTGTCACCATATTCTGCAACACCCGCTGCCCCGCTCACAAGTGCTCCTGTTGCGGCGGTAACGGCTGCACCTGTTGCTGCCACGGCAGCTACACCGATCTTGGCTGCTCCGATGGCTTTTGACATACCACCCGCCAGCGCACCTCCCGCTTTGCTCCCGGCGCTCGATGCTTCACCACTGAGCATGTCTGTCAGTGATCCTTTGATTCCTTCCGCTGATGGAATTATCTGGACATACGCTTTTGCTATATCTGCCATATTATTCACCCACTAATGATGCCCGAAATGCTTCAAACTCCTCCGGGCTGTTGAATACTTCATAGTTATTCAAGGCTTCTGTGGTCTTTTCTTTGTTTCCAAAAAACAAATCAATCATTCTGTTTGGCATGTTTCTGCCTTTTTGACCGTCTTTTGTCTTGGACCAGCACAGCCAATTGATTCCGTCATAGATGGCGGCCAGCATATACTCATCGAATGGCCGCTCCATTCCATTCATTTTTGTCTTG